ATCGAGCATCGGTTTTGGTGACCCTGTGAAGTTCGACAGCAACGGTTGCGTTGTTGTTTGTACCGAAACGACGGCTGCTCCTACCACTGGTTTTGCTGGTGTGTTCATGGGCTGTACGTTTGTTTCTGCTGTAACTGGCCAGCCCACGTTTTCGCAGGCATGGATTTCTGGAACCGCAATTGCAAGCAACACCAACATTGTTGCTTACATCTGTGAAGACCCAGATCAGTTGTTCCAGGTTTGCGGTGTTAGTGGAACCACGGTCGTTTCAACCACATCAGGCTTTACGTACACAGACATCGGTCTGAACGTATCGATGGTTGCAAACACGTTGAATACCACGACCAAGGACTCACGTTACGCAGTGGATATTGCATCCGGTGCAGTAACGGCAACATTACCGTTGCGAGTTGTTGATGTGGTGCCTGATACGGCATTTACCTATAGCGGTACTCTGTACTACCCAGAAGTTATTGTGAAGTTCAATGCACCGTATGTTTCATCTAGCGGCGGCATTACCTCCACAGTTACTGGTGGTCATGCGTACAACAACCCAGTCGGACTGTAAGGGGAAACTTAAATGGCTATTTCACGCGCACAACTACTGAAAGAGCTGCTCCCCGGCCTGAACGCACTGTTCGGTCTTGAGTACGCTCGCTATGGCGAAGAACACAAAGAGATCTACGAAACCGAGACCTCTGAGCGTTCGTTTGAAGAGGAAACCAAGCTGTCTGGATTCTCGGCCGCCCCGGTCAAGAACGAAGGCTCTGCGATTGCTTATGACAACGCACAGGAAGCTTGGACTGCTCGCTACACCCATGAGACGATCGCTATGGGCTTTTCGATTACCGAAGAGGCAATCGAAGATAACCTGTACGACTCGCTCAGCTCACGTTATACCAAGGCGCTTGCTCGCGCCATGGCATACACCAAGCAGGTGAAAGCAGCAGCTGTGTTGAACAACGGATGGGCATCTACCGTTACATACGGTGATGGACAACCCCTGTTCTCCACATCACATCCTCTGGTATCAGGTGGTGTAAACAGCAACACGCCCGCGACCCAGGCAGACTTGAACGAGACTTCGTTGGAAAACGCAGTCATTCAAATCGCAGCTTGGACCGACGAACGTGATCTGTTGATCGCAGCTCGCCCACGCAAGCTCATCGTTCCTCCGAACCTCCAGTTCGTGGCTACCCGTCTGTTAGAAACCGAACTCCGTGTCGGTACTAACAACAACGACATCAACGCCATCAAGAACAACGGTTCGATCCCAGAGGGCTACACGATCAACCACTTCTTGACCGACACCAACGGCTGGTTCCTCACCACCGATGTACCCAACGGACTGAAGCACTTCGTGCGGACACCGATGAGTACTGGAATGGATGGCGATTTTGATACGGGCAATGTCAGATACAAAGCGAGAGAACGCTACTCGTTTGGAGTCTCGGATCCGCTCGGTATCTTCGGCAGCCAAGGCGCCTAAGTAAGTGCTTGATTTCTAACAAGAAATTACCTTACTAGCCTTGTATCAGGAACCCCGCTCCGGCGGGGTTTCCCTTTTGTGCAGTATGTAATAGTACATAGACTTGCATCTTGCCATCCATGTGTTATCATTAGCTCTCACTAACCAAGGAGCTAATATGTATTACGTCTACATCTACAAAGACCCACGGCCTACCAAGAACCAGCAGGTGGTGTACGTAGGAAAAGGAGCGGGCGATCGGGCCTGGTATCACTGGAAAGTAAAGGCTAGCCATAACAAAGGCTTTGGTGCCTTTCTAGCATTGCTTAGAAGGGAGAAGCGCGAGCCTATTATTGAGATCATCAAAGACAACCTTGATGAGGCGGAAGCCTTTTACGAAGAAATGATGATGATTGAGGTGTACGGTAGGAGAGACCTTGGAACCGGAACCCTGTTCAATCTTACCGACGGGGGCGAGGGAACGTCTGGGGCTATCAGAACTGAAGAATGGCGAAACAAAGTCAAAGAGGCAAACAGCACCCCTGAGAAGATAGCTCTGTACAGCGAGGGCCAGAAGCGCCGATGGGCTAACCCAACATTCCGCGAACAAACCATTGCGGCTATACGCAAAGCCCTGCAAGATCCTGAAGTCATAGCTAGACGTGAAGCAGGTAAGGCCGCATTCATTCATACAGAAGTCTTCCGCCAAACCATGAGCGAAGCAACATCTAAGCTTTGGCAGGATCCTGACTACGTAAAGAAAGTGACCGAGGCGCAAAAAGAAGTTCAAGGCACAGAAGAAGCACGCAGCCTGAAATCTGAAGCCAGCAAACAGACATGGGCCGACACTACCGTACGCAATAAAAGGACTGACGCTATTAAGCGCTCAAGGAACACTGAGCAATCCAAGCAAAAGACTAGTGACATCGCAAAAGCCATGTGGGCTGATCCTAATTACCATGCCGCGCAGACAGCCAATAACAAAGAGATTGCTAATCGTGAAGAAGTAAAAGCTGCCAAGAAAGCTGCTGCCAAGGCGCTTTGGGCCGATCCCGTGTGGCGGGAGAAAATGATGGCCGCTCGCAAGAAACGGATTGACTCCAACCCCAATAACTGATACAAACCAGTTACTAGGATTTAACTCATACCGACTGGCCTAGCAGACTTAGTAGAGACGGTATGGGGATGCGCTACTACGCGGAGTTAACATGGCTATTTCTACCTTTGACGGTCCAGTCCGTTCGCTGGGCGGTTTCTATGCTCAAGGGCCAAACAGCATTATCAATCTTGCTAATGGCACCAACACCATCACCTTGACCACGGCAGGTTATGCTGGCCGCCTGATCAAAACTAACGATGCGACCTTAGTGGTTACCTTACCGACCATCATCGCAACTGCTTATCCTTCCAGCTCCGGCCCTGGCGCCGATCCCAATAGCACGAACAACATTGGAACGACCTACTCGTTCGTTGTTGAAACCACAGCATCTGCGCTGGTCTTCCAGACCGATGGAACGGACAAGTTCGTGGGCGGTGTGTTTATTGGTATTGATGATGGCGCTGATGGCAAGACCTTCATCTCTGGCGCTTCTAATGATGTTTGTACGTTAAACGGTACAACCAAAGGTGGTATCGCTGGATCGATTATCACCTTTACGGCGATTGCTTCTGCCAAGTACCTTGTCCAAGGAAACTTACTGGGATCTGGCACCCTCGTTACTCCCTTCAGCGATAGCTAATAGGAGCGCATCATGCAAACAGATGTCTCCGGCATATCACTTGCCGCATCTGGGGCTGTTAGCGCAACGCCAACTCGTGTTCGCGGGTTGGTGGTTGAACCAGGAGGTTCCGCTGGTAGCGTGATTATCAAAGATGGCGGGTCTGGCGGAACAACGTTATTCACCATTAACACCGTAGCTAACGGGGAGACCTTTAACGTGGTTATTCCTGGCCAAGGTGTTTGGTGTAAAACAAGCGCATACGCCACCTTGTCAAACGCCAAAGTCACGGTGTTTTATGGCTAAAGCCAAGGGCATGGGGATTGCTACGTCAGTAAAGTCTGGCAATTTCCGGCCTACCAAACAAGGTGCTGGGATGACGGAGAAAGGTGTCAAAGCCTACCGTGCAGCTAATCCTGGCAGCAAGCTAAAGACGGCTGTGACTAGCGATAATCCCGGCCCGAAAGATGCGGCACGAAGGAAGTCTTTTTGTGCTCGTTCTGCCGGACAAATGAAGGATTTCCCTGAAGCAGCCAAGGACCCTAATAGCCGACTACGTCAGGCAAGACGCAGATGGAAGTGCTAAATGGAAACGGGTGCTCTGGTCTGGAATCTAATCACATCGTTCTTAGTGGGCCTGGTAATGTTCATGCTTAAACAAGCTTCAGATGAACAGAAGCGCATCCAGATCCTATTGAACAGAACTCGGGAGGAAATTGCCCGTGATCACATCACTCGCGCAGAAGTTAGGCAGGATCTTGAAAAACTTATGGAACGCTTTGACTCAGGCATTGGAAGGCTTGAAGCAAAAATTGATGCCCTCTCTGAAAGGAAATGACCATGGCAAGAATGAATAGAGATGACCCTCGTCAAGGCCGTGGTTACCACGGCGATTCCATTTACAACCCTAACTTTGATACCGTCCCCACGGTCAAAGAAAGCGGTGCTATGCAGCAGCAGATGGAAGATGAGAAGCTGCGTAAGCTAGACAAGCGTCCCAACCTTGGCAAGATGTTCAAGAATGGTGGCTATGTAACCGCTGCTGATGGATGTGCAAAGCGCGGTAAGACCAAAGGCACGATGATCAAGATGAAGTAATTCCGCCCATGGGCGGAATTTGCTACTAAAGTAGGGGGTAGTATGAAGAAGCGCAGGCGGTTCCAAGAGGGCGGTGATATTCCGGATATTGATCGGGAGCCGCTAAGGGATAGCAGCGGAGAGATTGTTCGCTCTAGTTCTGGTGAAGCGGTAATGTCAGGTGGCGCAGACAAAGACCGTGCCATGGGAATTGCCATGCGCGAGGCACGAGATGCTGCGGCCATGGACCAGGCGATGCTAAGAGGCCCACGGGCCGAAACAAGTGTTGCCACGCCTAGCCCTATCATGACTAAACCCCGTATAGAGGCAAAAGGTGATACAGAGTTAGTTGAGCCAAGCACAGCAGGATTTAGCCGTGCGCCTACAAAGACTGCAACAAAACCCGCGGTAAAGGCAGAAACTCCTAGGGCGGCACCTAAAGCAGCGCCTAAAGCAGAGATCAAACCTTCTGATAAGAAAGATGTAAAGGCTGAGATTGAGCGGCTGAAAGCTTATGACAAGCCCATTGAGCGCGTGACGCCAGAGATGAATCTTGTAGGTGGACCGTTATTGAAGGGTCTAAAAGCTGCCGGGGCTGGACTAGCAGCTAAGCTAGCACCGCAAGCAGCAAAAGCCAGGGTTGAGCCAAGGATTCCGCAGGAGGCGGCAAAAGCTCTTACGGTACCACAAAAAGCTGCAAAGAGTGCTGAGGTAGCTATCCGTGGCGGTGATTTGGCTACAAGAGGTGGAGAACTTGCCGCCAAAGGGAAGGACTTGGTAAAGCGCCGTGAGTCCATGCCTCAGTTAGAGTCACCACGCGGTCGGCTTCCATTTGAAAAGAACATGGGTAAAGCAAGGCTTGAGACACAAGCTAATAAGCGTAGACAGCTTGGCGGATCCAGCCGTAGTGATGATGTGATTGAGATGGGTATGAAGCGCGGCGGTAAGGTAGGATCTGCTTCTAGCCGTGGTGATGGTATTGCAAAGCGTGGCAAGACCCGCGGAAGGTATATATGAAAGACAAGGTAGGCGTCGTAATGAAAGAGTTCAAGGAAGGTAAACTTAAGTCTTCCTCGGGCCAGAAAGTAACTAACCCTAAGCAAGCGATTGCAATTGGACTATCGGAGCAAAGATCAATGGAAAAGAAACCTGCAAAGAAGATGGCTGGCTATAAAGATGGTGGTGCGGTCATGCCCAAGAAAATGGGTGCTGTAAAAACAGCCGCGCCTAGTATCAATGGTGTAGCTACAAAAGGAAAGACCAAGGGAAAGATGGTCAAGATGAACAAAGGCGGTTGCGCTTAATAGTTGGTTGAACGATGGCGTCTTCGTTAGAAATAGCCCAAAATTCTCTCAACTCTGCTATTGGGACGTATTTTTTAGCAGTTGAATATTTTGGCGCAAATAGTCCACAGGCGGCTGCGTCTTTAAACAATGTAAACGAATCACAAAAACAATTAGACGCAACTTACCAAGCTATTCTGGCGGCTGATAGACAGGCCGCCGAACAAGAAGCCGCCAGACTTTTGGCTGAGCGGCAAGCAGCAGTTGACCAAGAAGCTGCTCGTATCGCTGCCCAAACACCTCCACCGCCACCTCCACCCCCTCCACCTCCACCTCCACCTCCACCTCCACCTCCACCTCCACCTCCACCTCCACCTCCACCTCCGCCGCCTCCGCCGCCGCCGCCTCCGCCGCCGCCTCCGCCACCCCCAACGCTAACGGTAGATATTGCCAACGACCTAATGTATAGGATGATGGTCGGAGGAGGCGTGCCGACAAGTGAGCTTGATAGATACGGCGGGTGGGATGCTTTACGCGCAAAATCAACGCTTACAGAGACACCCAATTCAATCGCTGCATATGAAAAAGCGATGGGCCTTCCGGAGAGCGAATACACGCGTATTAATAAAGCTCCACCGCCACCACCGCCACCACCGCCACCACCCCCTACTGTCACTACAGGGATCGCTAACGACCTAATGTATAGGGCGATGACTGGAGGTGTACCGACAAGTGAATTTAATCAATACGGCGGATACGAAGCAGTTCAAGCAAAATCAACACTTGCAGCAACACCAAAAGCAATTGCCGAGTATGAACAGGCGATGGGTTTGCCAGAGAGCGAGTACACGCGTGTAAACAAACAGTATGCTGCTTCTGGAAAAACAAAAGACACGATAGTTTCTGAAATAACAGCGCTCATACCGACATCCGGCTCCATTACTTATGAAGCGCTTGTTAACTACGCAAACAACAACAATCTGTCATTTCAAGCAGTTGCTAATGCGCTAGAAGGTAAATTCAAAGACACAACGCCGCAGCAGATTGTTGACAGCCTAAATTATGAAGACGACAGGTTAGCGTTAAATAGGCTAGCCACAACAAAAAAGGTTGACGGTAAGGATGTAACGTCAGTAGATCTTGCGGATGCGATCAGAGCGGCATCTCAAGGTCAGGTATCCCCAGAGAATTTAGCTAAGTTCTTTGGCAAAACGCCAGCTGAGATGTCAAGTTTGGTGTCAAGCAATTTGGACTATATTGCTGACAACCTAAGAGACAACGGGATTGACCCCAGTAAGTCACTAAACAGCATGTTTGGGATTGCGGCAGATAAGGTTACGCAATCAATTAATACGACCGATATTCGTGACGGATTAAATGCACTTGCCGGAACTGATGGCAAGATTAGTTTTGATGCAGCTCTTGATTACGCAAGAACAAATAACCTAAGTAATGACCAGCTAGCAGGTTATTTAGGCGTAACACCAAAAGCAATCACCGATTATGTAAAAGATTCAAGTATCAGGACAGGGTTAAATGCCTTAGCCGATTCAAGCGGGAAAATTACCTATGACGCAGCACTCGATTTTGCTGACGATAGGGATATGACGATTGATGAGTTGGCTACTTATTTAGGTGTAAATGCAAATACAATTACAGAGTATAAAACAGGCAAAGAATTAAATCAGCTTAAGACATTTGTTAATGGAGTGCTTGCAAGCGAAGACAAAAATATAGGTGAGCAAGCGGCAAGCATTAAAACGTATTTACAGCAAAACAAGTTATCCGAAAAAGATTTAGCAACCGCCACGGGTTTCTCAGACGATCAAGTATCTAGGCTTTTAAATCCTATTAGCCGAGAGCAGGCAATACAGAATTACCTAACAAGTTCAGACGCTACAGGGCTTTATGAATTAGATGCGGCGCTAGCGGATAGCGCATACGACAGAACCAGGTTTAATGAAATACCAGAGGCAGATAAGCAAGCATTTATAAGCGCTTACACCAAGGCCGGACTAGGTACAAGCTATGGAGCTCAAGCTGAGATTGCGAACTTGTATCAGCCAGGGATGACGACGCAGCAACTATTGGGAAGTGTTATTGGCAGTCGTCAGTCAGATGCGGAAGCTGCTGCGAACACAGTCTTTTTAGATGTATCAGGCAAGCCAATAACAGGCGAAAATGTAAACGAGTTATATCGCATTAGTTCTTTTGTTGGATATGACCCCGTAACAGGTAAACCAATACGTGCTGTTGGATCAAGTCAGGGTCAATACTTTTACGATCCTGACGCTGGTTCTAAAGTTGCAACGCTGCTAGATAATCAAAGAAAGTTTGAGGAGGCTGGCGGTAAATTCGGTACATTTGTAGAGGGTACAGATATACCTTACAGTGAGATGCACAGTACCTACGTCAAGGATGGGTACTATGGATATGATCCAGAAAAACTGACGCCGCAGCAAAGGAACGCGCTTGGTATATTAAGTACCATCAGATCGGATTATTTATTAAATGAAGATGCCCAAAAATGGCTTTATTCAGATAGCGCTAGATTATTAAACATACAAAGAGAGTATGGGTTATCGGATAGCGATTTAATAGGGTTTGCATCACATGCTACTGGTATATCACCAAGCGATATACAAAAAATTCTTGATGACAGAAGTAACTATGTTTTAGTAGAAGGCGTGGATGGAAAACAGATAATCCACAAAGGCGCGCTTAATGAGTTTGCCGCACTAACAGCGGAGCAGGCAAACTTGAACGCAAATGCACCTTACGGCAGAGATCCTGTAACTGGGATGCCGTATACCAAAGAAGAAAGAATGAACCAAGTCCAAATGGACTCGGTCAAGGGTGATTTCTTTGGAAGAGTGGGGACTGACCCAAAGGCTGCGGTCAAAGCAGTCATGGACAGGATAGAGAGGAATGAATTAAGCGAAGGTGAGAGTGCCGCAGCGCTTGGTATGACCATGGAGGAGCTTGCTGGATACGCAAGGTATTACGCAAGTACGCCAGCAGAATACGATCAGATCAATCGCATTTTTGGAAAAGACGAGTACGGGAATTGGACGGGTGCTCAATCAATAAAAGCCTATCCACAAGCTACGCCAACGTCAACCGTGGCAACTGTTAAGGAGCAGGGAACACCCGTCATAGATTATAAAAGTCCGATCTATATGCAAGCCTTCACGCAAGGCATTATGAAGCGGACGGACCTTACAGATGCTCAGAAGTCTGTTGAGATAAACAACTACAAAAATCAATACGGTGTAACCAACGAACAACTCGCAAGTGCTACTGGCTATACGGTACAGGAAGTTAGTGACTTTTTAAGCCAGAAAACTACTACACCTCCTGCAAGTACCGCACCTAGCACCGGACCGAGCGAATGGACGGAAACACAAACATCTGAACAAGCTTGGGGCAAGGAATACGCAAGACTTTTATCAAAAGGTCTATCAGACTCGCAAATTCAAACTTTATTTGAAAAAGCGGTTGGACCGGTTGGATATAATCAATGGAATCGAATAAGCACGGCAGGAAAGGCAATAGCGGAAGAGCCAGTTAAAACAACTGCTGCGCCAACAACAGAATCAATACTTAACGGCCTTAAGACTTTTGCAGATAAAGACGGAAAAATAACATTTGATGCGGCCCTGGAATATGCGAATCAAAACAAAATACCTATTGCAGATGTAGCCAAGGCAATTAATGTAACGCCAGAAGCATTAACAAAATACAATACTGATAAACAAATATCCGAGGGGCTACAAACAGCTGCCGGGTCTGATAAACAATTATCGTATGACGAGATACTTAATTACACGACTGCTAATAACTTTACGCTTGAGGATATAGTTAAATACATAGGTGCGGCAGATAAACAGCCCGAACTATTAGCAGGTTTGCAGAAGTACGTGGCTGACAAGCCAATTATTGAAGGTTTACAAACAGCTGCCGGTGAAGATAAGCAGCTTTCATACAGTGAGATTGTTGATTTTGCATCGAAAAACAACATGGATTTATCCAATGTGGTCAATTACATTGGCACAGAAGATAAGCGTTCAGATCTATTAACTGGGCTGCAAAATTACGTTAAGGAAGAGGAGTTCAAAACAGGCCTTAGCGATGTCAAGTTGACTGATTACAAAGGAAAGCAGTACTCGGCAAATGATTTGTTAAACCTTGCAAATCAAGTCAAGCAAAACTTTGACCTCAAAAACTCAAGCGGCGGTGTTTATAAAACATCTGGTGAAAGCGTTGGCTTTGATTACAACGAAGCCAAGAAGCTATTCCCAGAGGGTAAGGAGCCCACGACATTTGACCAGGTGGCAATTGATATTGCGAGAGGTTTGTTGAACGCTGGTATTAAGGATGTATCAGAACTAAGCAAGTACAAGCCTACTGAAGTAACTGAGCTTGATTACAACGTAGAGGCCGGCCCGCCAACCGAAACCAAAGTTACCAAGTTAATCGATCCAGAGACTGGTGAAGAGGCGCCAAGCTTAGGAGCAACTTATACTGGAAAAGGCGGAACTGTATATAGCTTCTCAGTTGATGATTCTGGTAAGCCTGTATTTGGCACGACGTTTACAGATACATCAGACAAAAAGACAATATCAACATTGGTTGCATTTGGCGCATCAATCCTTGCGCCACAGATACTTCCACAACTGATTGGGGCGGCACCGGCGGCTGTTGCTGGTGTAGAGGGTGCTGTAGCTCAGGCCGCTCTTGGCGGGACGGGTCTAACAGGATCACTGATGGCGGCGGGCATACCTGCTTCAGTGGCTGGTTATGCGGCCACGGCTATTGTGAATGGCATATACAACGGTACGGTATCTGAATTAACCGGCGGTGATTTTGAGAAAGGTTTCATAACCGGCGGTGTTGCGCCTGTCATGGGTCAGTTAACGGCCAATGCGGTTAATTCGATTACTACTGGGTTGCCTACTGGAGTTTCTAGCGCGGTGGGTAATGCTGTAACGCAACTTATATCTACGGGTGAGATAGATTTAGGTCAAATGGCTTTGGCAGGTGTTAAGCCTACGGTCATCGGCACAATTGTTGACGCAAGTGGTGGTGCGCTTACAGCACCTCAAGCAAGGCTTTTGATTGAAACGGTGGCTTCTGGAGGCAAAAATATAGCGAGCCTTGCACAAAACCCGGCGGGCGTTGTTAATTTTGTCATGAGAAATCAGGACGTTTTCCAGAGTTTATCAACTGCTGCTGCTACAAATACCGCACAAAAGCCCCCGGCTGTTGATCTATCTGGTTTGGATACTGTACAGAAAGAGGTGTTAACGAGTACACCAAGGACTGAAACCATCCAAGGTGAGGCGTTATTTAGGGACATTAACGAGACCGAACTTGGTAGCGAAGTGGCAACGACGGGGATTGTTAGACCTCCCGGTGAGATGATTTCAACGGATATGTCAAAACCGGTCACTGGTGTTGATGAATATGCCGGATATGACAACGCACTTCAGTTTGCACAGGCGCTGATTAGCGGAGATCCGGCGGCGCTTTCAAAGATGGCCGGTACAGAGGCAGAAGATACGGGTGTTGGCCAGCTTGCCAATAAAGATGCGATTGCGCAAATAAGAGAGGCGCAAAGAACAGGTGCCTTGGATTACTACAACCTCAATCAAGCCCAGCTAGAAGCCATGCTGATTGATCGTGCACCGACGCTTGAGCAAGCTAGGGAGATGGCTGAATTAGCATACGGAAAAGGTGCCTCATTTAGCTATGGTGGTAAGTTTTATGAGGGTGATCTAGGAAAAACAGTATTGAAAGACGCCCAAGGTAATGAGTACAGAATATCAAAAGAAGCTACGTTAATTACGAATGCGAAAGGCGGAGTAACTGGATACGAGCTTAACGGTAAAACCTACGATTACAGAGGCAATGAAATATCGCCAAAGGCGCCTACAACGGGCGTGGAAGTCCCAGGTTCGACTGATGTACCGCAAGCGCGAGCAGCTAATGGTATGTACACGTTACAAGGATTCCAAGCGGCAGGGGGCGGTAAAGACCCAGAAGACTATCGCAGTTATGTAATAGCAGCTAATGAGTTGATTAGTAAAACAGGTTCTGCAAATCAACTGAACGCATCTGCCTACAATATTGCTGCTGCAAGAGCTTCAGATATGTCAACGCGTGCTGGAATCGTAGCTACTAGCGCGGCTTATAAACAGCCAACAGAAGCCCCGTTAAATTCTTACTCGGCAGCAGGAAGTCCGTATCTTGCCGGTTTGGGCCACATGGCTATGGCAGTCGGAGGAACCGGGGCAACATTTGTTGAAGGCGTGCTTCGTGGATTAAATCAAACCGAAGCGGCGGAACGCGTTGGAGAGGCTTCAAGAGATGCCTTTTTTGCAGCACGAAATATTGCTGCTACAAGCCCTGATGTAGAAAAAACACTTGCTGTGTCGTCCGGCGTTCTTTCTGGCTTATCAATTTTATTAAGCGGGGGAACCGCTTGGTCAAGCGCAATAGCACCGACCATAGTGGCAATGAACGATACGTTTAGGGACGGCCAAGTTAGGGGTTTGTCAGATGTAGACAATCTAACAAGAACTCTAGGTTCTGGTGTTGCTGAATATATTGGCGAATGGGTAGGAAATAAGTTTCTTTTAAGCTCTTTAAAAGGCGCGGCTCCTGGCACATCAGTTGCAATAAGGGATAGCCTAGTGAATGGGTACGCAAGCCTACCTGCGAATGCAAGCAAGCAGCAAATTAAAGACATGGTTGGCACTTGGGCCAAAATAAACGGTGTAGAGCAGGTGGCGGAGGGTGTTACAACGGCTCTACAAATTGCCAATGACAAGATTCATGGCATCACAGACACAACTCCACAGAACGCCCAAGAGTTAGCAGAATTAGTAGCATCTCAAATGGAGATCGTATTTGGCGCAACAAATATAGCTTTAGGTCTTGGCGGGGGTGCGTATGCCGCATCAAGAGCGGCAAATCTTGGGGTAATAACCATTGAGTACGCCGATGAAATGTCAAGAAAAGGATTTGATAAGACTATTGAGGACGTCTTGGATGTCACGCCAGTAGTACAAACCGTTGGTCTGCTTACTGGCCCAGATAATAAGCCAATCACAAACAATCAAGGTCAGCCAATCTTATTAGAGTCTATTGCAAACCAGCCAACAGCAACTGTAGTAGGCGACGATAAAGGGCCGGTAAACAATGAGTTTTCAATAAGCTTGCCAACGGAAACGATATTTGACTTGGTTTTTGATAACGAAAGCCAAGGATATACCGTTAATAGCGTTAATCTGGATGGGAACAAATTCAATGTAACGATGGCCGACGGAACGCCTAACACGATTGATGCTACGCAAATCCAAAATAATGCGTTGAATTTGCTAACTCAAGCCGACCCAGAGGCAATAGCCGCTTTACAAAATACAGGTGGTTTAACAGCTTTATTGTCAACCAAGCTGGCTGAATCTATCAATATCAACGCTTTAAATGGGCCTATTGATATTGGTACGGTCGTGTCGTCAAACGACAAAGGCTCTATTGTCATAACAAACAACGGAACACTAGCTTTTGTCCCGGCGTCTAGTGTGTCAAGCGCTACGTCGTTGAATCCAGGCAGCCAGGTTGTTATGGGCGAGGGTGTAGCAACACAAGTACAAAAAACAATAGACGAAAACGGCTTCCAGCAGTATGTTCCCGTCACGAGTCCTTCCACGCTTTCTACGGTGCAAATGCCGTCATATGTTCCGTTAAATACAGCATCAGGACAGACCACGATTAACACGGCGTTGCCTGATATTTTAGTCGGCACTGTGCAAAGTATTGATCCGTTGAATCAAACTGCTTTTGTTACAACAGGTATGGGTAACCCACAAATTGTAGGAATTTCAGGGATTAAACCAGTTGTTGGTGGTGATTTATTTTTCAACGGAGCAACTGGGGAGGCGTACGGGACGCCAATCAAACTAGAATTAGAAACAGAAAGTCGGCCAGAAGGTTTGCAACCACCGGGCGGCATATACCCGCCAATTGATACCATACCCTTCCCAGACATACCACCACCAGATCTAAATATTTCGACAATTAATACATCGGTATCACCACCTGTTGGTGAGCTATTCCCTCCTAGCGGAATAATACCAACCGGAGACGTCCCGCCGGCAGATCTTGTTCCTCCCGGCGGTGTTCCGCCCATAGATCTTGGCCCCCCAACCAGCGGAGTGCCTCCTGTAGATCTTCAAATTCCAACAGTGGGCGTTCCTGACACAACGATCAACACCGCAACTGTTCCAACTGGTGGAGGTCCTGTAGTTAGGCCTCCGGTAGTAAATCCACCGGTTATTCCGCCAGTTGTTACGACACCGCCAACACAACCTCCACCGCCCCCATGGGAATTGCCTGTTGTACCGCCCCCTGAGCTTTCAGGAAGTTTCCAAATGCCGTATCCTAATTACCTGCGCCCATTAGATCCATATTTACCCTATGGCATAGGCGCCCTGATGGGAGATTTATATGATGAAAAGCAGGGGAATGGGGGATATCAACCCTTCCAAAATGCCCAAGGCCAAATTAAAATCCCGACGTGATAACACCGACTTTATGCAGTTTGCGCAGGGCGGCGAGGTCGGGTTATACGCCAATATTAATGCCAAGCGTAAGCGTATTGCGGCAGGATCGGGTGAGAAAATGAGAAAGCCTGGTGCTAAAGGTGCGCCCACGGCAGAAGCATTTCGCAAGTCGGCGCTGACAGCTAAGAGGTAATCATGACCACCTCCGGTACCACAAGTTTTAACCCAAACTTAAATGAGCTTGTTGAGGAAGCGTACGAACGCTGCGGCAGGGAATTAAGGTCTGGCTATGATTTACGGACGGCCAGACGCTCGCTTAATCTTTTGCTTACCGAGTTTGCAAACCGTGGGATAAATTTATGGACCATGGAGCAAGGTGCTATTCAGCTCTATGCCAATCAGATTACCTACCCGTTACCGATTAATACAGTTGATCTTGTTGAAACGATTATCCGAACAGGGGAAAGCCAGAACCAGACGGATATTAATATCAGCAGAATCTCCGTTAGTACTTATTCAACCATCCCCAACAAGCTTGCCACGGGGCGGCCTATTCAGATCTACATTGACAGGCAGGGTGGTCAAACTTATGTCTTTACTGGAACGCTTGCAGCCAACATTACATCCTCTGATACGTCAATACCGATGTCTAGCCTCACGGGGATACCATATGCAGGATATGCAAACATTGGCACGGAGACGGTTTATTACTACGGTACTTCAACCCAAGCCGAGAATGTGGCGACTGGTGTTTCGGCCTATGCAACGCTTGATAATGTGGTGCGTGGACAGAACAATACAACGGCTGCATCGCATACAGCGGGTGATGCGGTAAGTAATACCAAGTTTCCAAATGTCACGGTTTGGCCGGCCCCGGATCAAGGATCGATTACGACACCTTATTACACGCTTGTTTATTGGCGGATGAGAAGGTTGCAAGACGCAGGGAATGGTGTGAATGTGGAAGACATCCCATTCAGATTCCAAGAGGCTTTGATTGCCGGATTAGCTTATAAGCTATCCATGAAAGTGGAAGGCGGGTTAGAGCGCATGGCTATGCTGAAGGCTCAGTATGATGAGGCATGGCAGTTAGCGGCAGATGAAGACCGTGAGAAGGCGCCGATTAGGTTTGTACCGAGGCAGGGATTTTTGGGATCAGGCGGGTACTAAAATGCCTACACCAACACAATTAGCTTGGGCCGCTGGTTTCTTTGACGGCGAAGGATGCGTCATTGTTGAGCTAGCAAAAAATGATAGATGTAGACATGGCATAAGAACTGTACTTCATGCTCAGGTTAGCCAAACAAATGTGCCATGCTTAGAGTTACTGATGAACTGGTTTGGCGGGAAAATTGTAGCGAGCAGAGATCGTACGCCAAATGGCAGAAGATGGTCTGTTCAATATAGGTGGGGAGTAAAAAACGACTTGGCGATGGAGTTTTTAAGCCAAATCCATCAGTACACAGTAGTAAAACATGAACAAATTTCCGTGGCGTTGAAATATCCAATACGAGACCCAAACGGAAAGAAATACGGCAACCAGTCAAATCCAATACCAGATGAAGTTATGCAAGCAAGGCTTGACATGAGAAAGATGTTGCAAGAAATAAGGGCATCTATGAAAGAGCCAGCTCAACCCCATTGGACAGAAAATGCCCAATAAATTTGCATCTGGTAAGTTTGCCATAGCGCAGTGTGATATCTGCGGATTTCGGTATAAACTTAAGCAACTCAAGGACTTGGTAATTAAGACAAAAAATGTCAATATATTGGCATGTCCTGAGTGCTGGAATCCTGATCAGCCGCAGTTGCAGTTAGGAATGTGGCCCGTGGACGATCCGCAGGCCGTACGGAATCCCCGTCCCGATTCCAATTCGTATTACCAGTCAGGCTACAACGGGATGCAGACGAACAACACGGTAGGAACTAACCCGCTTTATACGGGTGTTCCGCTAGAAGGAAGCCGAACGATCGAGTGGGGCTTCAACCCTGTTGGCGGTGCAAGATCATACGATTACGGCATGACCCCTAACCATCTTGTGGGTCAAGCATTGTTGAACAGTGTCACTGTATCTTAGGAGCCGACATGAAAGACGACATCAAGCAGGACAAAAAGACCGCGGCTGCTGCGGTACACAAGCATGAAAAAGCCATGCACCCAGGTAAGCCTTTAACCAAGATGCGTAAGGGTGGTCCTACATCAGAGATGATGAAGAAGATGGGGCGTAATGTTGCCCGTGCACGTAACCAGGGGTAATCCATGGCTAAGTACTCAATGAAGGTTGGTGGCAAGGAAGTTGGATCGGCGTCTGTTTACGCAGAGCCGCATACGATGACCGGCGCCAAGGTGGTTGCATCGCCCAATCCGGGTAAGGAAATGCCCTATAACATGGTTAAAGATTGGCAGCCCACGCATGGTGTGGCTATGAATCCTAATAACCAGGTTAAGACATCTGGCATTAAAATGCGCGGAGCCGGGGCTGCGACTAAAGGTACGATGTGCCGAGGGCCAATGGCTTAAGGAGCCATCATGAATTGGGGCGAGCTTAAGACTGCGATACAAGATTATTGTGAAACGACGTTTGATACGACATCACTTCAGACGTTTGCCAAACAAGCTGAGCAGCGGATCTTCAATACGATACAGTTTCCATCGCTACGTAAGAACGTGACTGGAACCTGTACGATTAACAATCGCTACTTACAGGCGCCTACGGATTTCTTAGCCCCTTATTCAATAGCAGTGATTGATGCGGCAGGTTCTTACAAGTACTTGCTCAACAAGGATGTGAACTTTATCCGTGAGGCTTTTCCCGCGCCCACGGGATCTGGCAATACTGGTGAGCCTTATTGCTATGCCATATTCGGACCAGATTCCACGGATGAGAAAGAGTGGGTATTTCTTTTAGGCCCAACGCCAGATGCTGCTTACAGTGTAGAGCTGCATTACTTTTACTATCCAACGTCTATTGCTGTCACGGATACGGATACAAATACAACGTGGCTGAGCGATAACTTTGATTCAGTATTGCTTTATGGATGTCTGGTAGAGGCTTATACATTCTTGAAGGGTGAGCCAGACTTAATCCAAAATGTAACTAACCGGTATAAAGAAGCGCTTATCCTTGCTAAGCGTCTTGGTGATGGTCTTGACCGTCAGGATGCTTACAGGTCTGGGCAGGTTAGGGATAAGGTGGTGTAATGGCGATCATACAAACCCTGACAACAAGCTTCAAAGTTGAGTTGGCTCAGGGCTTGCATAACTTTACAACGGGGACGGGCGATGTCTTTAAGCTGGCCTTATACACCGCCAACGCGGATCTCGGTGCCTCAACGACTGCTTACACCGCAGCGGGTGAATCCAGTGGAGCCAATTATTCGGCCGGCGGAATTACCCTCACAAACATCACGCCAACCTTTCAAGGAACTACTGCGTACTGGTCTTTTGACACGGCAACATTCACAAACGTGACATTGACGACCAATGGCGGGTTAATTTATAACTCAACCAATGGTAATCGGTCGGTTGCAGTATTAAACTTCGGGGTGAATATCACGAAGTCAGCACAGAATCTTGTGATTACCTTCCCGGCGGCAGACGCAACAAATGCTGTATTAAGGATTGCTTAGTATGTGGACAACAATCACAACGACGCAAACGGCTAGCTGGGGAGGTATTACTCCTGGCGTAACGACGACTTGGACTCAGGTGGTGACAGTATGACCATCAATTACACAACGCTACTTAAGTTAGCCCAGCCTGTTAATGGTACAGAGGATGGAACTTGGGGCACGACCATCAACGATGCGCTTACGTCGCCTGTGGATGTTGCGGTTGCCGGATCGGTAACGCTAGACGTTACATCTGGGAATATCACGTTAACCAACGGTGATGGATCGGCAAGCAACCAAGCACGTTATGCCATCTTAAATGTAACGGGTACGCCTGGTACATCAAGAAATGTTATTGCACCGGGCGGCTCAACAAGCCGTAGCTGGTATTTGGTTAACAACGCATCGGATGGAAGTGTTGTTATCAAGGCTTCTGCCACCACGGGCGTAACCATTACAGCAGGTGCTGCTGCTGTTGTTTATTGGGATGGATCGGATTACGCCTTTGCGGGGATGAATGGTCCTGCGTCTGCGACTGATAATGCAATTGCTCGGTATGACGGTACATCAGGTAAGTTAATACAGAATTCAGCCGCCACGATTGCTGATACGACTGGTGACATCACAGCAGGTAAGTACAACAAAGTAACAATCACTTCTCCGGCCACGGGATCTACGCTTACCGTAGCGGATGGTAAGACCTTAACGGCTAGCAATACCCTGACTTTCACGGGTACGGATGGATCATCGGCTGCGTTTGGGGCAGGTGGTACGGTTGCTTATACGCAAGACAATTTATCGGTCTTTGCATCAACAACGTCTGACCAGTTACGGGGCGTTATATCTGATGACACAGGCACTGGATCATTAGTATTTGCGACAAGTCCTACGCTTGTAACGCCTAATCTAGGTACGCCAGCTGCGGCGGTGCTAACGAATGCAACTGCGTTGCCGTTGTCTACGGGTGTAACAGGGACATTACCTATTGCCAATGGTGGTACGGCGCTTAATTCACTAGGGACCGCGGGGCAGGTATTGCGGGTTAACTCAGGTGCGTCGGGGCTTGAGTATGCAACTGTTGGATCGGGAACAGTTACGTCGGTTAACGTATCTGGTGGTAGTACAGGGTTTACGACTTCTGGCGGGCCGATTACTACATCCGGGACCATCACGCTAGGCGGTACGTTAGCAATCACGGCTGGTGGTACAGGGCAGGCCGACAAGACATCAGCTTTTGATGCGCTAGCACCGACGACCACCAAGGGTGATTTAATTGTTAATACGGGAAGCGATAATGTCAGACTTCCTGTAGGTACAGATACGCAAGTACTTATTGCTGATTCCACGGAGCCTTATGGCGTGAAGTGGGGTTCGGTGGTTGGTGTAGGTACGGTTACCTCGGTGGGTATATCAGCACCTGCCATGTTCACGGTATCGGGATCGCCGGTTACTGGCGCAGGTACCCTGACACTTACTTACTCTGGTACGGCGCTGCCTATTACATCGGGTGGCACGGGTCTTACGGCACTTGGTACGGCTGGGCAAGTACTGAGAGTTAATAGCGGTGGTACGGCGCTGGAATATGGTGCGGCTGTAGGCGTTGGTGATGTTGTTGGACCGGCAAGTTCAACAAACGGACAACTCCCAGTTTTTAGCGGGACTACAGGAAAACTCATTACTAACTCTACCTTGTCAGGCATCCTGAAAGGTACTACGGGTGTAGTGAGTGCAGCGGTTGCAGGTACAGATTACATCGTGCCTGGTGGTGCGTTAGGTACGCCATCATCCGGTACGTTGACTAACACGACTGGCCTTCCCATATCTACGGGTGTTAGTGGGTTGGGTTCTGGTATTGCGACGGCTCTAGGCCAGTCAGTTGGTACAGCAGGAGCGCCGGTATTATTTAACGGTGCTTTGGGTACGCCAAGTACAGGTACGTTAACTAATGCCACGGGATTACCAATCACAACCGGTGTATCGGGTCTTGGTACGGGTGTATCCACGGCTTTAGGTTTGACGGTAGGGACTACTGGCGGTGTTGTTCTTTATGAAGGCGATGCAGGTACGCCATCTTCAATAGGTTTGGCAAATGCCACGGGGTTGCCGCTTGCAACAGGTGTTACTGGAACGCTGAATTACAGTAATGGCGGTACAGGATTATCTGCACTAGGTACGGCTAACCAGTACTTGCGTGTGAATGGATCTGCCACGGGTTTAGAGTATGCGACCTTGGCGGCTGGCGGTGATGTCACTGGGCCTGCAAGTTCTACGGATAATGCAATTGCCAGGTTTGATTCAACCACGGGCAAGGTTATACAGAATTCAAGTGCAACGATTACTGATATTGGTCAGGCATCATTTGTTGGTTATGCACAGATTACGGCTAATACAGGTGCTGGTACATCGGGTTACTTAGAGCTTCAGTCTAACGACGCAGGTTCTGGCACGATGACGCTGCGTATTCAACCAAGTAATGCAGCCACAACGTCAACGCAGACTTACACATTCCCGACGGATTATGGTTCTGCGGGTTACTTCTTGCAGACGGATGGCACGGGGCAGCTTACATGGGCTTCTGGAGGTGGGGGTGGTTCAGGTGGCCCGGTTCTTGAGTCACAGATTGTGATTAGCCAGAACTACACATTCACAAGTAATACAAATGGGTTATCAGTGTCACCTGTAACAGTAGCGGCAGGATATTCGGTTACTGTTGGTACGGGCCAAGCCTGGATGATTTTAGGTTAAGGAAGCGAGATGAGTAAGATCAAATTCCAAGGTAATGCAAGTGGCACTGGGACGACGACGTTTCAGTCTGCCAACACCTCTTCTAACACAACGTTCACGCTTCCTGGTACAGATGGAACGAACGGGCAAGGATTAGTCACCGACGGTTCAGGAACGCTGAGTTTTGCAACCGTAGGTGGCACAACGTCTAATGCCTTGACCATGAACAGCGGTGGCGCTGGTGATGCGTCAGGAGCTACGTTCAATGGTTCTGCGGCTAAAACGATTAGCTACAACACGATTGGAGCAGTGCCGCTTAACGGTGCTTTAGGTACACCATCGTCTGGAACGCTATCAAGTTGTACGGTAGATGGTACGAATCCAGTTGGGTTTAGGAATGTGCCTGTATCTAGCAATGCAACCAATACGCTTGTAGTTGGCGATGTTGGTAAGTTGCTATCGGTGAGTGCAGGCCAGACCGTACCCGATGCAACATTTGCTGCTGGCGATGTGGTGGTTATCTTTAATAACTCATCTTCATCCATCACGCTAACGATGTCGATAACGACGGCTTACATAGCAGGAACGGATACAGACAAAGCCACGATGACGCTAGCAACAAGGGGTGTAGCTACGATTCTATTTATCTCGGGTACGGTTTGCGTGGTTTCTGGGAACGTGTCATGACAGGTATTTTGTCTGTCCTAATTGGACAAGTATTTGCTGGTGGCGGTGGTGGTGGATACACCGTCGTCCAAACCTTTACGGCTACCTCAACGTGGACATGCCCTACTGGGGTGACAGAGGTTGAGTATTTGGTAGTGGCTGGTGGAGGTGGAGGATCAGCTACAAACCCAGCAGGGGGCGGTGGAGGTGGCGCTGGTGGTTTTCGTACTGGAACAGGTGTTTCGGTAACCGCAGGACAAGATTACACCATCACTGTCGGGGCGGGGGGCGCAAGCGGCGGTACAAATGGATCTACATCATCCATTGCAGGGCCATCTCCGTTTTCTACGCTAACTTCACAGGGTGGCGGCTACGGCGGGACTTATAACGGAGCTGGCATTAACGGAGGTTCGGGCGGGGGATCTGGAGGGTCTGACTCAGGGCCACCAGCAGCAGGTATTGGTAACAAAGTAACAGGAACTTCAACCGATGCGCCGTCTCAGGGTAATTCTGGAGGCGTTGGATCAATAGATAGAGGTTCATACGCTAATTATGTAGGGGGCGGTGGCGGTGGAGCAGGCGGTGCGGGACAAGCCGCTAATGGAACCGCAACAGTTGATGGAATATCAAATTTTGGTAAAGCTGGAGATGGTGGTACGGCCTTATCAACAACCATTACTGGGGCCACAACTTACTATGCTGGCGGTGGCGGTGGTGGTGCAAGACCTAATAGTTACACAGGGCCAGTAAAGAATGCTTTCGGTCTTGGTGGAGGGGTGTCAAGCCCATCAGATCAAAAAGGTGGTGGTGGAAACGGAGCTTACTCAGGTAATTCTGGTTCAGTTTTACAAAATCCAACGGCGGGTTCAGCAAATACCGGTGGCGGCGGCGGCGGCGCGTCTTTTAGTACTACGGCTGTGGGTGGCGGCTCCGGCATTGTTATCCTCAAGTACACCGTACCTAGCCAAACCGTCTTTGTATTCAAAGGCACGACTAAGTGGAAATGTCCTACGGGTGTGACCTCTGTTGACTACCTTGTGGTTGCGGGTGGTGGGGGTGGGGGTTATGACAGAGCAGGTGGTGGTGGGGCTGGAGGATTTAGAACTGGCAGCGCTCATCCTGTTAGTGCTAGCACTGAATACACGATAACAGTTGGGGCTGGTGGAACGGCTGGATCATCTGGAGTGGCGTCCGGTAAAGGAGGTAATAGCGTATTTGACACCGTTACATCAGAAGGCGGTGGGAGCGGAGCAACAACAAGTCCAAACGCATCAGCCGGAAGTGGTGGTTCTGGAGGTGGCGGATTTGGGCAGGCGATAAACCCTCCAACAACAACAGGAGGTTCTGCTTCAACAAGCCCTTCTGGGCAAGGAAATAGCGGTGGTAATGGGGGTGGAGCGCCTAGTTATAGCTCTGGTGGTGGCGGTGGCGCTGGCGGCGCAGGAACCGCAGGGGCAACAAACGGTGGTGATGGTGGTGTAGCTAGCACTTCAACAATAACGGGATCTACGGTTTATTACTCCGGGGGAGGTGGCGGTGGATCATTTACTGGAACCGGCGGCTTAGGTGGTGGAACGTCTACAACATCTCAAAAGGGCGGTGGTGGGAATGCCGGTTCAACGTCTGGCGCAACGGGAACTGCCGGTACGGATAATACAGGCGGCGGTGGCGGTGGTGGTGCAGGAGGTAGTGGTGCTGGTGGTAAAGGCGGCTCCGGTATCGTAATCATCAAAATCAATCAATAACATGACTACAAAAACATATCGCTTCCTAGGCATCGATACAGCCATGCACTTGCTTCGTCCCGGTGCGAAGTGGGAAATATCAAACAACGTGTTTACACGGTGGGACGATCCACGGCCATGCCCAAGCATTGAAGAAGTGTATTGGGTCATTGACAAGATCAAAGAGTTTGAGGACAGCATTCCAACGATCTACACCGACGAGCAGTTAAAAGAGATGGGCATAGCCCGTGAGGAATTTGAACGTGCAGTTGCATAACTTATTCCCCATCCCTGTAGGCTTTGCAGAGCTTGGCCGACCTCTGAGCGATGAGGAATTGTTTTTCATCCGTGAACTGCCAACAAGACCCAACATGGGTAACACCACGTCTACGAACAACTTTGTCTTGCGTGATCCTGCGCTTACCTCACTTCGTTCGTTCATTGAAGATGCGGTATCGGATTACTTCAAAAACACAGTCAATCCCAAGCACAATGTATCACTAAGGGTTACTCAAAGCTGGTGCAACTACAGCAACCCAGGGCAATACCATCACAAACACGCACATCCTAATAGCTACATCTCAGGTGTGTTTTATGTGCAGACCAACCCTGATGATCGGATTTACTTCTACAAGGATGGCTGGCAGCAGATCAAGTTTCCTCCTGACCAGTGGAACCCGTATAACTCTGAAAGCTGGTGGTTTGAGGCTTATGCAGGCAGGCTGATTCTCTTTCCTTCCTCGCTCACGCACATGGTTCCAGAGGTCAAAGGCGAGGACACAAGAATCTCACTTAGTTTTAATACCTTCCCTGTTGGTGTTGTTGGGGAAGAAATGGATTTAACCGGATTGAAATTGGAGGCATGATGGGCCATTACGCCAAAATCGACGAGAACAATGTTGTTACTCAAGTTGTGGTTGTTGACAATAAAGATATGGCAGACGCTAGCGGTGTCGAGAAAGAACACATCGGTGCTGCTCATCTTGAGAAGATTCTCGGTGGAACCTGGAAGCAGACCAGCTACAACGGCAATATTAGGAAGAACTACGCAGGGATTGGTTATACCTACCGAGCAGACATCGACGCATTTGTTCCTCCTAAGCCTTTTGCTAGCTGGCTTCTCAACGCAGACGCTCAGTGGGAGGCTCCAGTAGCGATGCCAACAGACGGCAAGATGTATTCGTGGGATGAGGCAACTACAAACTGGGTAGAAATAAATGGCTAATACCATCAACGCCACGGCAGGGATTGGCATCGTCGCTACGGGCGATAACTCTAATGAGTTAAACCTTCAGACGAATGGCGTGACAGGGTTAAGTATTGACTCAAGCCAAAACGTGTCGTTTGCAAATACCCTGGCGCTTGGCGTATCAGGGTCTGTGATGGAGTTAACGTTATCCGCCGCCGCAGAGACGGTCACGATAGCAGCGACAGCGGCAACAGGTACGGTTAACTTTGATGTATCCACACAATCGATCCTGTACTACACAAGCAATGCTTCAGCCAACTGGACGCTTAACATCCGTGGGTCAAGCTCAGTAGCCCTAAACAGCATCATGTCTACAGGGCAGAGTGTCACGATTACGCATCTTGTGACACAAGG